TTAAACCAATCAATCATAAGTAACTCTCGCGTATTTTACTATGACCCAGTTGTCCTTTACAACAATCTTACCCATGTCCTCACCATCCTCACCTTTCCAATAAACCTCACCGTTAAGTTTAACACCCCACTTCTCAAAGAAATGATTGATAAGATACTTCAACCACTCAACGTAGTTGTAAAACTTCTCACCACCATCCCACATTAGATGAGTTCCATTTTCATCCGTAGTCCATTGACACCATAAACCAGGTTGACATTTACCCTCTCGCGTTCTCAAATCATTTTGTGTCCACCTTTCGTTGTAGTTAGTTGTTAGAAAATCAAGTTGACCTGGAGGTGTGTTGTAATCAACAATACTATCATCCTTGTCTTGACCCGCGAACCCATTACCACCAACAAAGTACTCACCATCGTTTCCGTAGGTTTCTTCTTTTGGTAGAAAGGGGTTTCCGTGTTCACCCTTAAATAACTCATAGAGTTTCTCAACATTTCGTTTCATTCTACGAGTGTTGTTGAACTTGGTGATGTAATTCTTTTCATCACTGGTGAGTGGACGACTGAATTCAAATCCACCTTCGAAATCGGTTGTGTATCCCATACTTTTTTGATTTAATTGTAATACAAATATATTAAATTAAGTTAAAAGAAAATGGGGGATTGCTCCCCCACTTCCTACACTTAAGACAACACACCTCAAAACAATCCACCAGTTGAGCTACTAGAGCTACTGGAGGGGCTTGAAGGTGAGTAATCTGTTTCATCAGTAAATACGTTTCCGTCGTCAACAAATTCTTTCAAGAGGAAAGAATCGCCATAAAAATCTTTACAGCCATATTCGCCTGTAAATTTCTTCTTAACGTAATCAGTAATAGCAGAGTTCAAGTGTACAATTCCTTTAGTAAATACAGATTGGAATTTACCTTCACGAATAGTCAAAGGAGCTTTAACGCCTGAACCTTTAGAGTTGAAAGCATCAAAGAAGTCACGCAGTTCTGCTACGTTACCTTTTGCGATAGATGTCCAACTATCAAGAACAAAAGGCTTTTCTTTTGGTCTAGCGTTGGCATAAGCTTTCAATAGTTCATAAACATCTTCTTCGCCAGTCTTTGCTTCACGAATAGACTTAGAGTCTAGACGATAACTAGGATCTTTAGATTGTTGGTCAGCACTCAAAGTAGCCAAATCAACAGCCCAAGCAGTTCTAGTGAAATTGTCAATATATTGAGTTTTTCCGCTATTCTTACCAACAACGGTTTCGTTATTTACCCAAAGACTAAACTTACCAAGAAGTTCGGTATCACAACTAGGATGATTCTTATACCAGAAGTCAAGACGTATCTTTCCTTCTGTTTTATCATACTCGGGATTTTTTATCTTTTCGATATCAGTGTTAAATAAGCTAGCCAATCCTTTTTCGTTAGGATTAACTGCTACAATCTGTACAGGAGCATAACCTGTGAAAAGTTTCTTTTCAAAGCCTTGTGCGCTTTCTTCTACGTCATTTACATTAATTGCCATGATTCTTTATTTTATTTAGTTTTAGTTTTTTGTCTGATTTTTCATTCATTAAGCGTAATATTCGTCAATTTTGACTGAGATATGCTGCAAATCGTTAGGGATTTGAGTATCTTCAAACATTCCCATTGGAGATTTAGCTGGACGCTTCTTAAAGCGATTAGTTAAGAAGAAATATTCTGGTCCAGTTTTACCTTCTCCTACATAAGTATAAAGACAGATAGTGAACAGTCCTTCTAGATTAATGTTATTGTCCAACATTTTACCGATGGTCTTCATTTTGTAACCTACAATTTCGCCTCCGTCTTCAATTGGTTCTGAGTGACCAAGACAAAATACTTTTAGGTCTTTCCGTAAAGTGCGTGCTGCGGAGAGAATACTGAACATATTCTGACCGATTTGAGAAAATTTGGTATAGCCAACCTCAGAAGCTCTTTTCATAAATTCAAAACCCATTACGTATTGGATATCGTCGATTACGATATTTTTAACATGGGTTCCTTTCTCGCTGATATTCTTGAGAGTATCAACGATTTCTTTTGAAGTAGAGATTTCTACGTAATTCTTGTTGTCTAGGTTGTACATTTTAGAAGCTCCTTTGAAAGGAAGTTCTTTTCCTGCTACACCAATGATGATAGTTTCTTTAGGATCTAATGTCCTAATACTTGTTGATTTGCCTTCGCCTGAAGGTCCAATGATGCCTACTAATAGTGCCATATCTAATTTATTTGGTTTATTTGGTTTCTTTTGTTTTTCTTTCTACGGTAGTCCAGCCAAAGAATGAAGCAAACTGTTGAGCTGCTCTTCTACAGTCTTCTTTATTCTTGCCGGATATCTTCATGAGTTCTTTCCTAGCACCTACATTATTGTAAAGATAGTGAGTTAACCAATCTACGTAAGCCCTCTCCTCTTCTTCTTTCCATACGTGATTAAGATACCAATCGTCTGTCTGAACGTATTGGTCTGAGTACTCTAAGCCAGTACCCTCAAACATTTTTTCTAAAATTATTCTTAAATGTTTTTTAATTGATTCCTTTGCCATAATTCAAAGATAGCAAAAGTATATTAACTTTCCAAATTATACTTTTCATTTTTACTTTTATTTACATAACTTTCATAGTTATCTTTTACACCTCCCATACTTGCTGGTTTTGGGAGTTCCTCAAAGTGTGGTACACCTCTTGAGAAAAACATACCTAATCTACCTGATAAACCTGATAGACGGTCTTTAAGAAATCTAACGCTGCGATAATTGTCTTGTAAGAAATTAATATCATAGCCTTGATGGACTTCAATATCGTATCTAAAAGGAGCAAATATACCTAATACAACGTCTGCTGAACGCTGAGTAGTTTTACAATCTGCTAAATCCGCTAAAGAAGGTTCTAACTTAGCTTCTACCAAGTCACCCTTGTTAGTAAACATTTGTGCCTCGCCACTAGCGGCTTGCTGTTGAATGGGTACAAAAATTAAATTATACCGCTTACAAAAGATTTCTAATCCATAATGATCCACAAAAAAAGAAAGAGTCTCTCTTAAGTCGTGATAGACTCCTTGAATAGTTTCGGTATGAAGAAGAGAGATATGATCTACCACTACAAAATAAAAAGCATCAGTAGAGTGACTGTAATAAAGCGGATACTTCTTTTCGTCTCTTTCTTCGTAAACCATTCGTCCTTTGGTTGAGTCGTCAAAATAACGTTCTACGTATTTTTTAATCCCAGTTGGATTAGAGATATGGTCAACGACTTCTACGTGGTTCTCAAAGAACTTTAGAAAGTCTGATTGCTTTGCTTCTCTAACCCAACTAAGGATTTTCTCAGGAACAGCATAATCACCAAAACTAAGCATCATTTCCGGTGTTACAATTTTTCCATGAGTATAATAAATACAAATAGATATAGCTTCTAAGTATAGTTTTTCTTTAGATTCCTCAAGAGCAAACCAAAAGATTTTAACATTAAATGGATTCTGTTTCCACTTAATATAATTAGAAACAATAGTTAGCCATTTTGTAAATTTAGACTTAGCTATACCTGAAGAAGCTGTTATAAGATACATTTTACCTTTAACCCAACCTGGATAGTTATACTCTTTGGTAAGTCTTTCTAAATTCCAAGGAATAGAATTAAACTTACCTTCTAGCCGGTTTTGTCTATTGTTTTCAATTTTCTTGTATACTTCTTCAAATTTCATAGTACAATATTTTACAAGTCTCCTCCAAAACGATTCTCTTGTTTTTTACTTCCTCCGTCTTTAAGATAAGTTTCACACCAAGTCGCAAGATCAGAAGTTTCTGAGCCTCTCTCGGTTCTCTTATAGATAAAATAGTGTGCTTGTCTGATATACTGAGGTGAGCCTTGTTTCTTCCAGTGATTCACATACATATCAGTAGCTCCTAAGATGGTTTCAGTGTCAAAGTTGTACTCTTTTATGAATCGAGACATCTTTTCTCCTACTTGTTTAACAGAACTAGTCTTGCCGACTATTCCGATATTCTTGCGAGAAAACTTCTCAATAAATTGATCAAGCCAATTTAAATCTGCAACCAAAGCAAGAGCTTTATCTACGTTAACTATTTCTAGAGCTTCTGGTGTCCAGAACCACTCGTTTTCTTTTTTTACTAGTAGTCCCGTGGATACCCACTTCTCTAATTTTCTCTCCTTTTGCAAGAGCTTCCACAGCACTTCGTAAAACGTCAATTTCATCTTTTATCTTTTTTATCTCTTTTATTTTTTTAGGGGTATCAAAATTACGCAAATAAAGTATACGTGTCAAGTGTTCTTGAGGAGTTTCTTTTATTTCTTCCTCTCCGTAATAATAATATAAGTTATCTTCATTCATTGTTTTTAAAATTTATCAAAAAGTTTTAGAATAAATCCCGTAAAGATTCCTGCTGGAAGCCACCAAACTGCATACAAAAAGATATGCCAATACTCATCTTTGTATATTGAGATTATTATTGGAAATAACCAAACAAAAACTATTGAGATAAGTATTATTAAAGATATTAAGTTTCTCATTGTTTAAAATATATATCGTATTGTATTCCAAGGAATAATCTCGTCATGTAGATTAGTCCACTCCTTAATGTACTGAGCTTTTAAATCGTGTTTGTAGCGGATGTTCTTTCCGCCAAACTGAGAGATTTTGTTTTCTTGAATCTCTGGTCTCCATATTAAATGCTCTCCGGGTAAGTCGTAAATTAAGTTTCTTTTGTGCTTTTCCTCGTTATGTGTTAGAAAGATAACTTCAGCTTTGACTAATTCTTTATACTTTACTTCTTTGTTTATTTGTTCAAACAAATATCTATAATGGTCTAACCATCTGTCATGGACTATGACAGGACTAAAGTTTATGTGAACATCGTAACCAGCTTCTATAAACCTGTTTATAGCTTTTATTCTGTCTGAGATTTGAGAAGTGTTAGGTTCTAGCAAATCCGCATAATGCTGAGGCATCAACGAGAATCTTATACGTATCTTTCCTTCAGGATTGTACGTACAGAGTTTATCGTTTACATACTTAGTTGCAAAGCTACCCATAGCTCTTGAGTGGTTTTTAAAAAAGTCAAAGATGTATTCCCATTCTATATGTTTTGCATGTAGTGGTAGATCGAAATTGCATCCGATGTCGTAAGATACAAAAGTCGGATGTGTTTGATTCGGTTTATCCACTACAGCAAACATAGCGTGGTTATTAATCTCTGTTAAGATTTGATTTACGTTTATAGCTATTGTTATTCCTTCTGCAACATGCCTTTTACAAGTACAATAAGTACAGTTAAATCCACAACCAAAAGCAAAACTAGGTGAAATGAAATCGGTTGATCGGCCTGATGGTCTAATAACCATAGACTTTCTTACTACATTCTCAACTAAATGGCTTTGGTTGTATCCAGGTAATGTTTTCGATACCATAATAATCTAGTCCTTTACGAGTCCATACAATGTCTCTTGTGTGATTAAGACAGATGATATGAAGTTCTGCTTTTTCTCCTTCTAAGAAGTTAAGAGTTCTTGCGATTCTTTGAGCTGCCTTAGAACTAGAAGCGTAAGTATGAAGTAAAACTGCTTTATTCAAATTAGGAAAAGTTACACCAGCATTTAACTGATTAACAGTAGCCAGAAAGTTAATTTCTCCGTCATTAAACATTCTTAAGTTTTCCTTGTTTACTTCGTCAGAGTTCTTAGAATGATAGCCATAGCGACAGATCTCACTACATTGTTGAATTGTTTCTACAAAAACTAAGCACCTGTCAAATCCTGTCAATAATTCTCTAAGCTTAGTCCATTTAGTAGGACTACCAGCTATACTTTGAATTAGTTTAAGCATCATAGGAAAACTCTCATTCGATTTAGATTCAAAGAAATTAATCTTTGCTTTTTCGCTCCACATTCCGCCAGACTTTTTTGAGATGTTTCTAATCTCTGAAGGATTTACTAAGTGAACATAAATATGATAAGGTTTATTTAAAACTCCAGTAGTCTCGTCAATAGTTCTTTCATACCTAACAGGAGTTAAAGCTTCAATAAAAAACCTTTTTCTAGTTCCTTTGCGAGGAATAGTACCTGTTAAGCCGTTAAGAATCTTAGGACGATTCTGATAAATAAATTGCCATTTTGCCTCTGAGAGCTGATCAATCTCGTCGATTATTACTGCGTCATACTTTTTTAAGTCTTGCTTATCTAAGCTAGCAAAAGTAGTAAAAGTGACATGACTTATATTAAAGTTAAATTTCTCTGCGTCACCTTTCCATGCTTCTGCAATAGACTTATTAGGATAAGCCACTAAGACTTCTTCATAATAATCAGCTAGTTTTAATCCTACGACTGACTTACCACTTCTCATAGGCATAACAGCAGTACCGCTTCTTGCTTTTAAAGCTTCAAAAGCTTCTTCTTGGTATTCTGCTCTTATGTCGTTGCTCATTTTGTTAAATCTTTAAACTTAGAAACAATAGCTTGCTGAAATGATTTGTCGTTCTGAGTAAACTCATCAAAGGTTTGGTACATTGGTGCACCAGAGTCATTTCTTTGTAGCCAACTTCTTCTTGTCCAAATTAAGCCTTTGATTTTGTACAATCCAATTATATTAGATGTTGTTTCGATTTTGACTTGCTCGTAATCAAATAGGACATACAATTTCACACCGCCATTTTGAATATCGTTATGGAAAAACAACCCAATTTCTGTGTTTTGTGGATTTTTCATTGAGTACTCATCTTTGAACATTTTATCTGCTCCATCTAATTTACCATAAGTCCCCCATGTTATGTTAACAGGATTAAACTCTTTGTTGAATTCTTCAATTTGACTGTAAAAACTAGATTGTAATTGTTTTGCAATAGTTTGGTTATAGTTTAAAATTGAATCTCTAAATGCTTTTTCTTGGTCAATGTCTTGTTTGACTGCTGCAAGTGTAAATTTTCCTGATTTAGCCGGAGTAGGATTTAATCTTATAAACTCTTTTTGTAAGTCTAAGATTAGATTGTTTTGAAATTCTGTTAAGTTGTTCATTATTTTATAATTATTTTATAAAGTCCGTCTACTTCGTGATCTATGTCTAAAGTTTTAAGTTTAGTTGAAATAGTATTAACATCCATGTCGTCTATTTTCCAACCTTTACCCGCTACTAGTTTTCCATCACTGAATTCTAACTTATCTGCTGCATCTAACATTCTTCTCCAATTAGATTTACTTTTGTTGTCTTTTCTAATTAATTGTGTTGCCATTAGTATTCTTTTTTATTAGTTTTTCCATGTTAATTTTATAATGTGTGTTAAACTGAACAAAAAGGTTAATTCTTGTCTGTTTTATTAAACGTTATCTTTTTTACTTCTGTAATGTAATCGTTGTTGATTTTACTCATAGAACCTACGTAATAGCCGTCTTTCCATTTAAAAGCTTGGATTTTGTTTACAGTACCGTTATAATTTGTGGTTACTGTAAACTGATTATCTGGACTAAAGCGAGCAAAGAACAGTTTAACTTCTTCATTATCAAGCATATCCCGAAAGTCAGGCGTTGATACCCAATGCTCAAAAGTTTTCTTTCTAGTTTCTTCGCTCATGGCGTACCAATACTTATCTACAAGTTTAATCCAGCCCTGTTCCATAGGTTTGTTCGTAATAATGTACTCCGTGTCTTGTTCCATCCCATTGATTGTCTTCGGCCACAATGAAAGCGTGAATTATCTGCTCCTTTTCTATTTGTTTGGCTTGTTCAATAATACTATAGTATTTATCACTAGATACTGTATCTAAATCTACTATATTATTCTTTTCAAGTGTTTCCATTAACTATTCTACTGCTGTTTGTTTCTTATACAGTCCGTCTTTTTGATCTTCATTCATGATTTCAGTTATTAACTCTTTTTGTTTGTTTTTGTCCATTTCTTTTGCTTTATTAAGTAG